TAGCGCCGGGTCGGAGAACGCGATCCCTACTGACTTGTCGTTGGGCATAGAAGCCTCCAAAGGGGTGTGGGCGGCGTTTTAAGCCGCCCACTGTGCGTTAGCCGACGATGTAGAGCGTCCAAGCACCCGGCGCTGTCTTACGAGCGCGGAGGTGGGCTCCGGTCGTGATCGGGACGGCTGCGCGGCCGACGATGGTCCAGCCCGTTCCGACGAGGAACGTGGTGATACCCGACGAAGTGCCAAGGTTGATGTATTCGATGTCAATCGAGGCGTTGACTTTCGGGAGGTTGCCCCCGATAGCCGCTTCAAACGCCGCGACGGTCGGCAGCGTGTAGGACGCGGCCGAAGTTGACGGGTTGCCGATAAGCATACGGCCAAGCAGCTGAGCGGGCGTGAGGGTCGCCGTAGCTGTTGCGGTTTGCGGTTCGCCAAGAACGTCAATGAGGGGCTCGTTGACGTTGCCGTCACCGATCTGATGGCCAGTGCCAATTGAGGGAAGTGCCATGTTAGGTCTCCGTTTCTGTTGTGGTTAGCCGACGAGGCGGCAAGCGAGTTGCGGACGGATGACCTTGTAGCCGTACAGAACGTCGATCCGGCAGGGCATGCGGTCGTTGTTGATGTCGTACTGACGTACGACACGCAGCGAGATGCCGTTGTGGACGACGCGCGACGCCATGTCGACGCCCTGCGGGAGCAGGAGATCGGCGGTGGCGAACGCGATGGCGTCCTTGTGGTAGATCAGGTTCTGCGGGATGACCGTGCTGGCGTTGCCGACGAAGGTGACGACGGCGGTGGCAACCGGGAACGCGTCAACAGTGGCCAGCGCGTTGCCCGCCGTGTAGATGGCAGGCGAGATGCTAACGTTCGTGTACGCGCCCGCAGCCGCGGTGTTGGCCGCGAGGACGACGAACTGCTGCAGCGAGCCGGTCGATTCACGCGTTTGCGGGTTCACAGCGTTGACACCAGCGATGGTGAAGACGTCGCCAGCGTTGATGACCTGCGTACCCGTGCCCGTGATGTTGATGGTCGACTGACCCTGAGTGGCAACCGTCGTGGTGACAGTGTGCGCGCCCGTACGGGTTCCGGTCGTGAACTGGCGGATCGACTGCGACATGTTGATTTCGTCGTAGCCGAGAACGCCGGTGCCCATCATGCCGGACTTGAACTGCTTGCTGATCGTGTCAACCGGGTTGAAGAAACCCTTGAGACCTTCGACCAGACCAGCGTTACCGGCCGAGTTGACCGTGGCGTAGCGGCTGCTCATCGGCGCAGCGTATTCATTCAGTTTCTGCTGGCCCTGCAGAAGCACCAGCGAAGTCGCCGGGGCAGTGCCGGGCGTGCCGACGAGGTTGAAAATCTGGTTGAAGGAGTTGCAGACGTCAGCGTCGATGGACGCTGCCAGCTGCGAGATGCGCGGGGCAAGCACGCGGTCAGCGAAGTCGTCGAGCGACATCGACATTTCGGCAGTCGTGAAGTTGACGCCGATGTGCTTCTGCGAGTCGACGGTCAGGGTCGTGAACTGTTCGTTGTCGTCCTGCACTTGCAGGGCGGCACCGTCCGTCACGAGCGCGCGATCCGGCAGGCGGATACGCAGGGTTGAGCCGATCTTCGCGCCAGTGTTGGCGAAGCTGTCGTCGTACTGGCGGTTGACGTTGCGCGTGACGACGAGGTTGTTCTCCAGAATCTGGAGAGCCTTCCTCGTGATCATGTCGATAGTCAGCAAACTGTTGGCCATAGTCGGTGGGCTCCTTGAGCCTTAGCGGTTGCGTTGAGCCTCCAGCCGCTTCCTCACCCGTTCGTTTTCAGCGTTGATCCACTCCGAGTCCGTCATGCTCTTTGCAGCACGCGGGTCCGTCGTGTCCACCACTTTTGCGGCCACATTGCGGGCCGAAACGGGAGTGATTGGCGCGGGGGCCGATGAAGTAGTCTTGGCAGGTGGGGTAGATGCCAGCTTGACTGACAGCTTCCCGATTTCGCGCGCTTGCTGTACGGCAGAGAGGCGGGCAATTCGAGCGGCTTCAGACGGGTTAGAACCGAGATGGTAGAGTATCTCGGGGCCCAATTCGTCGGCCATGACTGCTTCGGCCATCACCTTGGTCACCGGCACCGCAGGGTTGTACGCGACCTGTTCAAAGTCGTCGTACTTGTCGCGGGCCGCTTCGGCGCGGTCCTCGTAGTTTTCACGCGCGGTAGCCGCTTCGGCTTCAGCTGCCCTCTGCGCGACCAACTCTGCAGCCTTGGACTCAGCTAACGCTTCCGCGTACGCTGGGGCATCTGAGAAGTCGGCGACGTTCGGAGGCGTTACCGGCGCGGGGGCCGGGGGCTGGGCTTGGGCTCTTGCGCGTTCTCGTTCCCACTTCCTTGCTTCGCGGGCAAGGCGTTTTCCGATGGCAGCGTCGAGTTCTTCTTGAGTGAAGACTTTCGCGGCTTCCGTCGGTTCCACCGGCTTAGCGTCTACTTCAGGGGCCGGGGTCGCCGTGACTACCGGTTCTGGCGCGGGTTGGACCGCTAGTTCGTTCTCAGGAGGCATACAACACCTTTTTAGGGGATAACCGAGTGAAACGCACCCGTACGTTAGAGGGTAATCTACTGCACTTGCAAATCAGTGTCAACTAGGTTCTTGAGGGTTAGGTTGGTGAGACGCTAGAGCGCGCCGTAGGCCACCAAGACCCACGCCGAGCCACTGTAGACAACGGTACACCACTGACCCGCCGCCGTGAGCGTCTTCAACCCGCCTACATCGAGATTGAAAGCGCCAGCGCCAGAGCGCGTAACGTGAAGTGTCTGTCCTCGGTACGCGTCCGTCGTTTCAAGCGTAACAGTGCGGTTTGCCGTCAGCGTATTCTGCCAGCGGTTGAAGCGCGAGGATTTTGCCGAAAGAGTTGCGGCTACATCACCGAACGCGGTGAAAGAGCCAGACGTAAGCTCGTGTACGGCGACCCCCGTCGCGGGCACACCAAAAGTCGCCGTGACGGTTTTGTAGGTGTTGTTTGAGATGTTGCACGCGGAGACGGTCGGCGAGCCCGCGTTCAGGCGTACGCCCGTGTCATAGTTGATAATCAGGTTGTCCTCAACTGAGCAGTTCGTAAGCGTTCCTGATGCTACGTTGCAGACGGCAGCCGCCACGTTTGGTGAGGCAGTGGTAGATGTAAAGACGTTGCCCGCAACACGAACGCCTGTACCCTGAAAACGCACATAACCGGAGGATGTAGACCCAAGGTCTACGGACGTGCGGAAGATGTTGTTTGAGATGACAGCGCCTGAAGTGAGGGCGCTATCGAATTGCACCACGCATTGGTTGTCCGTCGAGGTTGTCTCAAAGATGTTGCCCGTGACCTGAGTGTCGACGTTGCGTGTCAGGCGGATACCAGAGCAGTTTTTGACGACGTTGTTGGAAAATACCATTTTCGTGTAGTCTTGCGGCGCGCCTGTGCCGGACATCTGCCATGCCCAGCCCAAGTTTCCCGCGCTGGTCGCTCCCGGCAGGGCGTTGAGGAATGTGTTGCCGGTGACGGCGTTGTCTCTGGCCCCGTAATAGCTGATGATACCGTACTGAAAATCCTCGAAAGTGTTGCCGCTTACGGCCAGCCCCTTTGACGTGCCAGCCTCGATGCAGTAACTAGTGTGGTTGCGGAATACGTTTCCAGCAACGGCGATGTTTTCTCCATTGAAGGACAGCCCCATGCGGGCGTTCTTGAATGAATTGCCAGCGAAGGTGACGTTGCGACCGTTGAGAACCTCAACGCCGATTGACGTGTAATCGTATTGCTGGTGGTCAAAGATGCAGCCGGTCATTGTAATTTGGTCGACGATGTCCGTGTTGTTAACGGATCGAAACGCAGCGCCACACCCGGTCAGATCGCGGAAGGTGCAGTTTGCAACGCGCACGTAAGAAGTGAGGGGTTGCACAATCTGGATGGCCGCAGGCGGGATAAACGCAGTGTTGGTAAACGTCTCAAATTCACACTGAATGAAGTCGAGATAATTCAGCGTCCCGGCGGCAAAGGCGAAGATACCATAGCTGTTGAAATTCTGGAGGCGCACGCGCTCGAAAACCAAGTGCGATATCGTGCCGGAATTAGTGTCGATGTTGACCCCGGTGTTGTCGCCCGAAACGGCGGGGGCAGCATTGTTGCCGTCAAAAATAATGTCTTTGACGGTGCAGTTAGAGCCGCGGATGCGGATAGTGGTAAAGCCCGTAGCCATGTTGTCGGTTTGCTTGATTATCGTGCCTGTCTGGCCGACGAGCGTCGTGCCAGACAAGTACATCAAAAGCTGCGAACTGACCCGATAAATGCCGTACGGCATAAATACGATTTTTGCCCCCGACGCCAGCGCGGCATTGATAGCCGTCGAGTCGTTGGTGGAGCCATCCCCAAGAGCCCCGAAGTCCTTGACGTTCGCGACTTCCGCAAACCGCGTCGCAAGCGTCCGCGGCGTGGTGGAGCCTGTGGCGGTGACAGTCTGCGCTGCGGTGATAGACGCGCGCTTGGTTACGCCGCTCTGCACCAAAGGTAATTCTTCCGCGCCGGTAAGCGCGGTTGCTGCAGGCAGCTGACTGATCTTGACGTACGCCATGTTGTCGCTCGCTACGAAATTCGTCTGTACTCAACGACGACGGTGTAAGGTTGCGCCAGTGCGGACGCGTTGGCGATAAGCTGGACCTGCAACGTCTGCTGCGCCGGAACAGTGTCGGAACCCGTGAAGACTCCGCCGAACACGGCAGCGCCGCCGAACGAGCCCGTTATCGCCCCAGCCACGTTGTTTATGATACAAGTTGTTGTGACTGTGCCGCCCGCGCCCACGGCTCCTGTGATGCAGTAGACGTAGATGCCGACGACCTTGATGTCGAAGGGGAATCGCCAGACTTCTTGGCCTACTGCGGCGTTTGAGCCTGAAGCTCCAACGTACGCAGTGGCCCCCGCCGCCACAGACGCAGTGGTCGTGTTGAGAACTTCACGCGCCTGCGCGGGGTTGTCGACGCGGACAGTGTTGTAGTTGTTCGCGTAAGCGAAGTCGATTGCGTCGCCCGCAGCGCGGTCGCAGACGATTGGCCCCACTACGTTGAGCGCCGCGCTTGTCTCGACCAGAGCGGTCGGCGTTGCGCCGACAGCCCATTCTATAGCGTACGTAGGGCGAGTGCCGCCAAACGTGATGTTTGAGTATAGACCGCCGTAGACGTTCGGCGTGTAGGACCGAATGAACGGCGTGTTGGGCGAGCCGCCGTTGCCGTACGCAGTCGGACCAGACGTCTTGTGCCCGCTGATGAACCCTGTGGACACAGTCAGCACAGGCAGGCGGTCGCCGAAGTATGTCCCCGCGGCCTGATCTGCGTACAGGATGCAGGGCTCGGTGCCGTCGGTCGCGCGGAACTCGTTGCCGAACTTGTTGGGTCCGATCCAGAGCCCCGAACCGCTGTTTGTGCCGTCCACGTCGGGGACAACCCAGATATCAACGCGGGCCGTTCCCGCGGCGAACCGCAGGAAATCGTTCGCAAGAATGTAGGCGTTGTTGCCGCCTTCCGCGAGCTTGATGTGGACTTTGTTCAACCGGAAGCTGTTGCCGAAAATGCGGCAACTATCGTTCAGCCCGCTCAGCGCGATGCCGATGCAGGTTGTGCCGTTCGCGCCAACAAAGATGTTGTTCTCAATCGTCCAGTCGGGGCTGTCCACGCTGCTGTTGCTGATGCACGGGCCGGTGTAGTCGCGGAACTCACAGTCGCGGATTGTCATCTTGGCCTGCACCATCGTAGACGCGTAGGTGCTTCGGATAGCGCCCGCGCCGTTGACTGTGCGGATACCTGTGAAACTTAGCGCGCCCCACACGCCGGGGTCGTCGATCAGATACTTTCCGGCCGACAGGATGACGACGGTGTTCTGCGGCCCTGAGCCCTCAATCTCCATTGTCGTGCCGGTCAGCCCGGTTCCGCCGTAGGTGTAGTTGCCGGGCGGGAAGATGAGCTTTGTAAGAGCGGCCTGCGCGGCTACGTTGGCGGCGTCAATCGCGGTCGTGTCTGTGCCGAACCAAGTGACCAGCACGCCTGTGTTGTCCACAACGCGCAGCCAGCGGCCAATGCCGTCGTCAGCGGCTAGGACCGTACCGCCGTTCACAGTCAGCACTGACGCCGCCGAGTAGCGAAAAATTCCGCCTCCGCCGTCGCCCGCCGCCGCACGACCGGCGACTTCGACCAGCATGTTGTCGTTGCGGCCGTTTGCTGTGGTCAGCGCGGTCATTGTAGCGTACGTCTGAAAATACCTGACGCCGTCGGGGCCTTTCAGGCTGTTAACAGACGCGCGCGAAGTGATGCCGTTCTGCACGAGCGGCACCTGTTCCACGCCCGTGAGCGGCGTGGTGGCTGCGGGTAGCTGACTGATTTTGACGTTGGCCACGGCGGCTCCTATTCGCTACGCACAAAACCTGCAGCGATGACGAGGTTGTAGGTGTAGCTCACAGCGTCACCCCGCAGCGTCCCGCGGCGTATCGCTCCATGATTGCGCGGTTAGGTGCTGAGATAGTGCCGGGAGCAAATGCGCCGCCGTAGAAGCGGCCAGCGATACCTGCGGACCACGTTCCTCTGATGACCGTAAACAACGTTAAACCTAGTGTTGACGCGCTATCGTCAAACGGTGTCATCGTCGCGCCGTTCGCGCCATTGTAGCGGCCCGACAGGCTGGCCGTCGATGTTTGCTGGACGGTCAGCACGTTAATCGTGGCTGGGTCGCCTGCCGATGTAACAGCAATCTGCGCTGTTGCCGGGTCATACCACCGCCACAGGCTCGAAGCGTTGAAAGCAGAGCCGCGGAAATTGTCGCTTGTTGCGAACGCGGCCCGCCCTGCTGTATCGTTTCGCCAGCCGCCGACATGCCACCACACCTCGCCCAGATTGAGAATGGGCGTGGGGGTCATGAAGTCGTCCACCCCATCGAGGGTGAGATAGGCCACAGAACCCGCAACCGTCAGCACAGGCCGCGCTGCATCAGTGGCGGCGGTGGCGTGGAAGCCGGGAATGACTTTAACGGACACGTTGTCGATGTTGCCCGTGAACGCGGTGCCCGTGAAAATCAGGTCTGTGCTAGTGAGCGCCCTGAGAACCTGCGTGTACGTCCCGTTGGCGCTGACCGCCGTGCCAGTCGTGACGCCCGCCGTGGGCGTCAGCGTGCCGGTCACATAGCCGCTTACAGTGAATGTGATGCAATACCAGCTACCAATTGTCAGAATGCTGGCTTGCGAAAGATTGGATGTTGCAAGCGTCGCCACTGCGGCGCCACCCGTAATTGCCCAGTTAATGCCCTTCGTCCATACGGTGTCTGTCGCGAAACCGCCGTTGACGACAACCTCTGGTTGCCCTGCGATAAACGTCGCCGCGGGTGCCCCGCCCATAAAACTCTTGTCCAGCATGATCCCGACAGGCTGGCCCGTGACCCCCGTAGATACGCCCGTGATCGCTTGGAATAGCGACGTGGTGTCAGAGACATCGAAAATCGCCCCACCCGCTGCGCGGACGATAGCCGCGACTTCAGCGTCATTGGCTCCGCTAGTCCCAAAGCCGTTCGCGCCCATGCGCACGCCCGGCCCCGCTTCAAACGGTTGCGGGCGCTGCGTCGACAGTCCTTGGCTTCGAGGTGTGTAGAGTTTCATGATGCTAGTAGTAGTACGAAATGTTCAGGGTTGCAGTCGCCGCCTGCTCGAAGAACCGGATGGCGTTCATGTCGCCGTCGTACGCAAGAGGCACGCCGATAGCGAGCGGCATACCCACGGTCGCCGTGGGGGCCACGCCGTCGTCGCGCCAGCGGACGCCCTGCGTCTCGGCGACGATGATCGCCAGCGTGGGTTCGGCAACCATGCCGTTCAGGTCGCGCGTCGGGACGGTCAGCGCGGTCGAGGCTGCAAGGCCGACGATCTGCTGGTATCCGAGGCAGCTGGTGGTCGACTTCAGGGACATAGTTCTCTCCAATTACAGGGGCGCGACTTCCGAGGACGGCAGCGCGGCGTTTTCCATGAACACTGAGGGGTCTGACCCCATACCGGGGGCAGGCTGCTGGGACATGCCGCCTAGCGGCGTGGCGTTGCCGCCCATGCGGCCTGCCAGCGCGTCCGGCCCCAGCAAGTCGCCGCTGGCGAGCATGGCCTGTACCGTACCCAAGACAATATCCTGCATTTGTTCCGGGGTCAACGCGGTCGACACCACTTTGAGGCGGTTGGTCTCGGCGTTGTACGCCGCCACGTTCGCGTTGGCTTCGGCGGTAACTTCTTTGATGCGAAGCTCCTGCGCCTCCATGCTCTCCTGCACTTTGATGAGCATGTTGTGCATCTGCTGGGTTTCCTGCTGCAGCATCGCGATCTGCTGCTCTGCGGCCTGAAGCTCCGGCGACTTGTCGGTATCGGCGATAACCTTGGGGTCCATCGTACGCTTGAACCGCTCGGCCATCTCCTGCGCGCCCGGCCAGTCCATGTTCTTGATGAACAGGTCGCCTGCGACGGCCCACAGCTGCGGGTTGCTCTGCAGGATCGTGGCCATCGCCTCCATCGCCTCTTGGCGCTTGGTCATGTAGCTCGGGCCGGTCGTGACCATGACGTCGTAGCGGCCGATGCTGGGGTTGTAGATTTTCTCCAGCACGACGCCTTGGCTGTCCATGATCTTGTTGACGGCCATCGGCTGCTGCGGGTTCAGCTTGACCATCTTCACAGCCATCTTGTCGAAGGTGTCTTCGCCGATGGTGCGCGCGATGCGCGCCGTGTCGTAAATCTTGGGGATCAACTCAATGATCTGGCGGGTCGAATACCGAACCGCGCGCGCCAGATTGTCGACGTAGTGGTAAGTGCCAACGTCCGACTGCCGCTCGCGCGCGAGGATCGCTTTGCCGCTGCGCTCGTTCGACGTCATGCCCAGAGACGAGTTGTACTGGCCAGTGGTCGACTTGATGTCGTCCGACGCGCCCATCTTGGCCTGAATCAGCCCGGTCTGCGCCATCGGCGGCATGCTGCGCTGCGGCGGGGGCAGCGGCGAGCCTTTGCCGTCGGTCACATCCGGGTTGTATTCGAGGTACGGCCAAGCGGTCGTGTTGGCGGTCTTCCACTGGTGCTCGTAGCCCTCAAACTGGCCACCTGCGCCAATGAACGGGGCTTTGGGGGCCAGCGCGAGCATTTCCGCTTCGGCCGACACCCAGTAGTTGTAGAGGCGCTGCGGGTCTTTCGCGTTACGGACCAGACCCGAGATGTAAATCTCGCCCTCTATCTCGTACTCGTTGCCGACGACGCGGATGATCGGGATGTGGCTACCGGCCCACTCGCTCTCTTCCAGAATCTCGTAGCCGTTCGACTTGACCCACATGACCTTCTTGCGGTCGACGCGGCGCGTCTTGGTGGGCTTGCCGTACATCTGGCGCAGCGCCTTGTCCTTCAGCGTGCCGTCAAACGCGGTGTTTTTCTCGGGGTACAGGTTGAGCGTACCGGGCTCGTGCTTGAAGTAGAAATACTCCGCGATCCGCACGGTCTGCTGGCCCAGCCAGTGCGCGCGGCCGCTGTCGTTGACGCCGTTGGTGAGCAGCCCGCTGTGCGGCGTCGCGTCGGGGTACATGCGCTCATAGTCGTCTTTTTCGATGTCGTCGTGGATGAAACCCCACTCCGCGTCGGAGCCGCAGGGGTCTTGGATCATCGGGTCGAGCGTGACCGAGAACGAGTTGCGGACGCGCTTGATGCGGATGTCCTGATCGAACGAATCGTCGTCAACGTACTCGGTGACGATGCGCCAGTAGCCCTCTCCAAAAGTCACTTGGTTGTGGCAGGCTGTGTCGTACGCTACATCGGCGTCCGAGATGTACTCGATGTGCTTGATCATGCCGTCGTAGATTTGCGCGACTTCAATGTCTGCGCCGTCGTCGGCGGGGATCACTTTACCGGCCGGGCGGTTCTGCCGCTGGTCGTTCGTGACCTGCAGGACGTGCTGCGGCATCTTGTTGACGGTCAGGCACGGCCGCGAGTTGGCGATCTGGCCGCTGGCGGTGCTGCCGCGGGTGTTCAGGACGTCGTCGGGCCACTGGAACTTGTTGTCGGGCGAGCCCGCGGCGAATTTCAGGTCGTCAAGCTCTGCCTCGCGGGTGGTCGCCCACGCGCTCTGACCCACGTCCATGCGCGTACGCATGAGCGCCAAACACTCGGTCTGCTCTTTCGTCATGGGCTTAGGCAAGGATTTTATTCCCTTTTTTCTGGTTTTCTAGACCAGTAAGCAACTGCAGGTTCCAAGGAACGTGGAGACCGCACACACCTTTACCTAGTAGCGGTATTATGTGGTCGACTTGCCACTTTACGCCCGTCTCGCGGGTGCGCCGCGCCGCTTCTTCGTACATCCGCCGCATCTGGCGACGCTGGTCCTTGGTCAGCCACGCCGGGGTCCGCTTGAGCTTGGCCGCGCGGCGTCTCGCGGTGCTTTCTGCCGTCTTGGCGGGGTTCTCCAGCTTCCACTTCTGTATGCGCGCTTTGTGCTTGGCGGTGTATTTAGCGTACGCTCGTCTGGTCCGTTCGGCGGATACC